GTACGCATGGACTCTAAAAAACTGCCCTGTGACTTGTTATTCTTCCTTGAGTTGCATGGCTTACATGCGCTTACCATGTTGTTAATATCTATCGCTAACTCAGGCGCTTTACTAACTGGGATGATGTGATCTATTGTCATGTCCTTACCCTCATAGCCGCAGTAGTAACATACCCATCCATCTAACGCTAGCTTCTTTAGCCTTACCTCTTTGTACTTACGGCTAAGACGTGGATCACCCTTCTTACTTGCCATTGTAATCCTTAGGATGTAGGTACACATAGATAGATACACATAACGCTATTGTCGATACTATTAAGCTACACATTACTGCCATCCCTTACTCTTTAGATGTGCTAATGCTACACAGTAGTTAGGCTCATCTAGTAGTGTGACACCGTACCTATAGGCTACATACTCCCAGTACTTCCAGAACTGTAGCTCTACATGTGCATTACGCATAGAGGTTATCTTAAGCTGATATAGACCATAGGCTTGCTTAGTGCCTCCTATGTTACCTATAGCCTTATCGTCCCATCTTGATTCTCTATAGATGATCTCATTATGACACTTATATTCTTTATCTGATAATTGCTTATTAGCTACATATTTGATGAGTTCTTTAGATGAATTAAAAGCAAGGTTTTGCCCTGCATCTACTACCGTCATAGGTATAGATAGAGATATCCCAATAACGAGGGCTACCGAGCGAGCTATCCGCGAGCGGCTCGCTCTGAGCCCCTGATGGGCTCTAGCCGTTAGAGTACCAGCCCTGTCAAGCATGTGTATAACTTGGGCGTGTCGTGAGCGTGAAGTTAAGTTTCTCACTTAGTTATCCACAGGTTGTTGATAACCTGCCTCTGGCAGACCAAACTCAACAGCGCAGTTACGGCAATGGTGAACTGTGCCTGTCTTTGAGTAATTGACTGTATAACCTTCTAAAGCTGTATTAGTACAGAATGTACATTCATTCATATCGACTCCTAACGGTTGTCGGTTGAGTAGAACCCAGTCCCCTTGAATACGGCTGCAGGTACAGAGCTGTAAATCTTGCTCATAGGCTCTCCGCAGAAGGGACAGTCCACGTCATGAGGCTCATGGATGGCGAGCTTATGATCTAGTATCGCCGTAGACTCGCAGTCCTCATTACGGCATTGAAACTCATAGGTTGGCATTATCGAGCTTCTCGCATATGTGACAAGGTGAACCCTCCATGATCGTATTACCGCAAGTGCAGTAGATAGGCTCTAAGTTTACCGTGTCTTTCTGGAAATCTGTGTAACCTGCCTTGACTAATAGCTCGACAAGGTCGCCGAAGCGCATAAAGGCTAGATACTCCGCCGCATCTTCACCTTGACCATTTCGCCGACTCACAACGAATGAAAGCTCACCCGTCTTCTCCGCTCGTCTACGACCCTGTCGAAGCCATTCCAAGAAATTACTATCTCCACGCGCCTTGACTTCTACGTCAAAGGGTACGTTGATGCAGTCCTTTCCTGCCCCGCGTCCCACCGTAGCCCCAGACCAGTATTGACTGAGGTATTCAGCTACTACTCGTTCCGTCCTGAAGCCACGGTGTTTACGGTGTTGAGATGGCATAGTCTGATCTACGCCTTCCCAGTACTAGTTATAGCGTGGCACTTAGGGCATGACCATGTATAGCCAGACCCCATAGACCCGCCAGTAATCATGATATGTTCCATAGGGAACGGCTCATTGCATAGGTGGCAGACAGTAGTTATCTCGGGGAAGATAGCCGGAGTTAATTCCCCTTCTCTAGCGTTCTTGAGAATCATCATTTCTTCATCGCTGGGAAACTTCTCCCATTCTCCATCTTGGTTCATAATCTGTAGTGATCCCATTTCATTACCACTTATTCTCTTGCCGACCCCAAGAGCCGTTAGGTTTGATTTCATACCAGATTACATCTTTACAAGCGAAGCAAGAGAAGTTACCCCAAGGCTTCTTAGTCTTAGCAGATACTCCGGTCTTCCATGTCATGTCTTTACCGTCATGGCACTTAGAACACTTAGGAATATCCCGCTCTGTCTGCCCTCCGATAATGTCCTTAACGATTGAAACCGCCTCGTCTACTGTAGCCGGTGGCTTGGTAGCTGTGAGAGTCCATGGATCTGCAGGGTTAACGACAGGCACATAAGTTGAGCCGGTGCGACTCATCTTTGCCTTGGTCTCTTCAATCATCTCATCACGCTCTTTGAGCTTATTAACCTTAGCCGCTTCCTCACGGCTGATAGCGTTCTTCTCGGTGCCTATGTTCGCATTCTTAGCGGCAACCCCGATTGAGGACGTTTCACAGTTCTCTAGGGCAAAGTCACGATTGACTCCACGGTCTGAGATTACTTCCTTGGCATACCCTGTAACGAATGGGCGAGTATCCTCCATATTCTTATAGAGTTCTGCCTTGAAGATGATGTGTGTAGGGTCATGGTGTACCAACGTAGTCAGAATGCGACCTTCTGGATACTTGCCGTAGAAGATTTTAATCCTGTCGGCTACCGTGGTGTACTCGTCTAGGTTAAAGTGCGCCACGGTCGTTAATCTCCTTTACTTTCCAGCTAAGTGACTTCAACTCGCGTAGGAGCTGCTCAATCTGGTAGACCTGCACCTCCTGAAAGGCGTCACGATCCATTGCGGCTTTCTTCAAGTCTTCTAATTCCTGCCAATTAAACATAAAGCTCGTTCTCCTCTGTGTGTAGTGTTCCCATTATTCCTGCATATCCGCAAAGGTCGATGTATGTGTCAACCTTAGGACTTTCCATTGTCCTTGCCAGCTTGACCAATAGCATGATACCTGCGACTTGATAGTCAGCGATTGGCATCTCGAGGTATGCGCTGAGGAGCCGTGCGGTTCGCTGCATATTATCTGTTGGGTGTCCATAGTCGAAACCACGATCTTGAATAACCGCTTTTGCTTCTGTAAGGAAGTCACCGGCGTTCATCGGTTTTCCTTGAAGGCTTCGATACGTCCTTCGACTCTGCCATCTGATACCCCTAGCATGTAGCCAAGGAATACGCCACTAAACAGCGTAAAGAAAATCATAAACCAGCTCATTTTTGCCCTTTCCGTAGTACGAATCTCGTCTACTGAAAGAACTTTATCTTATTGGTGAGCGGTGTCTATCATATTTTGGTAACGGTTTCATAACGATTTGTGCTACATCCTCGTCCTCGAAGTAAGGGTTAGCGATTGCGGGGTCTGCCATAGACCTTACCCTGCACGGTGAACGTGCCGTCCTTCTCGATATAGATGAGATCCACTTGGACGTTCTTACCCTTGACGTACATAATGGCGAACGCTTGCTGCCAGTTCATAACGCCTTTAGTGTAGCTAGCCTTAGAAGTGTCCATAAGATGACCCACCTCCACGCCGTGCAGGATACGCCCTACACGCCCTCCTGTAGCCTCTGTAAAGGACGAGCGCCCCGCTCTGTGAGTGTGACCCGAAATAACGTTCTTACCGCGTCTGCGAGCCCCCTCAAGGGCTGAGAGACCCCCTTGTGGCTTGATAGGGGTATGGTCTCCATGGACTGCTACCCATCCCGGGGCTATGTTCATATCTGACTTGTGCCACTTGATGCCTAGCTCGTCGAACTTCATGAACTTCTCAAAGCGGAGTTCTGGCAAGGATAAGAAGGACGGTACTTTCTTCATGATCGTGTGATAGAGACGGTCGGTGTGATTGGAGCGGATGCAGTCGGTTACGCCCAACTCCCAGAGAAGGTCGACGCACCTGTCTCGGTCATCGGCTAGGGTCTGCTCGTAGGCTTGAGGTGTTCCCTCGCTCCACTTGCTAATAGTCTGAAAGTCTATTTCGTCACCGATAGTGACTGTCTGGTCTGGCTTAAAGGTCTTTAAGAATCGAGCTATATTCTGGACTACATGTACATCCTCATAGGGTACTTGTAGGTCTGAGATAATTACTATGCGCTTCATTCATCCTCGTCATCCTCGTAGGGGATATTGTCGATTCGATTAGGCAAGTTAGGAATGATCCAATCAGGAAACGAGTCACGATCGCCTAGTATCCAGAAGATATGTTTCTCCGAGAAACCGGCTTTCTTTAATGACTTGTAATACTCATTGAGCGCTATAGCGTATGCGTCTAAAGCGTTGTAAGTATCTAAATCTATTACTGGTCGCTTCCTTGCCATAGTTTTATTTTCCCTTAAGTAGTAACTCCAACATAGCTTCGACACGCACTAGGCGGTCATTCATTGAAGAGCCGCTGTTAGGCTTGAGTTCCGCTAGGTAATGCAATATTACGAATCTCAGGAGTGCAGCAGTTCCAGTCAGAACCGTCGCGCAGATGGCTACAATCGCAGCCCAGTCTTGTGGACTCATCATCGCTTAGGAGTGGCATAACCGAATACACCCGCGACAACTGCGCCTAGAATCGAACGGTAATCAAGTGCAAAGTTAGAGGTAGTTCCCCAGACTGCGAGAAACGCTCCAAGGCTAACTATTGCTGGATGCTTCATATTCATTGAGTTCCCCCTAGTAACGGAATCTGGAAAAAAGAAGAGTCGCTATCGCCCTTCTTAGTGAAACTGATATGGCAATGTGCGCGGTGTGGATTAAATCCGCGATACACGCGCCAACGCCAACCCAAGCGAGGGCTGGCAATCTTTCCATCGAAGATAACGTACGCGATACGCTTGTCTCCTGCCTTGGCTGCGAGTCGAATCTGATCCGCAATATCGGGCATGAGGTCGGGCTTTGCTGTACCAGAGACATCTCTATCGACATCGAGGGCGCGAACCGTCCCAGTCTCTCTATCAGGATTGTGATCGCTAGGGCGCGCTGAATGACGGAGGTCACCGACCCAACCATCGGAACGCCTATCTCTATCTGGGAACGTGTCATCGAATTGCTCCCTTAACTGTTGTCCAGCTTTACAGAGGATGGGCTTCAATTGTAAGCGCCTCACATTCTGCACATTCCCAACGCTTTTTAGCATTAAGTAATAACGATTCATGACCGCACTCAGGCATAGGAGCTATGAAGGCGTCATCTATTGGATCGTATGTGTAACCTATTCCCGCGTAGTTATAGCGAATCTTTCCATTGTATGAAGTACGAATGCAGGTTTGACCTCTGAAGTTTCCGTACCATTCCTCGGGTGTAAGACCGTAAATAAGTTCGGTCTCATCTTTTCCTACGATGACTTCTGTAACAATATTAGAATCGTTTAAGAATGCGTAATGTGCCATATTAAACGCTCACCGTTCCTGTTCCCGCTGTAAACTTGTATATCTTATACCCGCCAGAGGTTGTTAGTGTATAACTTAAACCACCGCCGATAGATGTGAAATCATTTTGAGTATCTGGATAACGCAAAATAACCACTCCAGAGCCTCCCGCTGCAGCATTACCGCGAGCAGCTGATAAGCCGCCGCCGCCGCCGCCGCCAAGGTTTGCAGTTCCTGCAGTTGCATCTACTGAGCTCGAATACTTAGCACCAGCTCCGCCGCCGCCTGAGCCTCCTGCAGCTTGTGTGAGCGCGTCAACAGAGCCACCGCCTCCGCCTGCATACGTTACGGATGATCCTGAATAATTATTTGAAAGACCGTTTCCACCAGTTCCAGACTGAGTTGATGTTACGACGTTAGTGCCACCTACTCCAGCTCCACCGCCGCCGCCTCCGCCGCCGTTGCCTCCTGCCGCACCGCTGCCACCGTTTGTGCCTTGCGCTGGTGTTGTATTTGGTTGGTTACCATTGCCACCTAAACCTAATTCATTACCACCACCGCCGCTGCCGCCATCGCCACCGTTAGCGTTATAAACTTTTCCGCCGTATCCACCACCAGCTGAGCTAATAGAATCGAATACAGATCCTCCGCCTTGAGCGTTAATCGCTCCACCTGCTCCTACTGTTACAGTAAACGAAGATGGCAAAGTGTAAGAAGTTGAAGTGCGGTATCCACCTGCACCGCCTCCGCCACCAAGTGTCACGGCTACTAAGCCGCCTCCGCCTCCGCCTGCTACTACTAAATAATCTACTAACGTAGGGGTAGCAGGAGAAACGCTAGTTCCTCCCAAAGATGCTGCAACGATTGCACCAATCATTACGCAATAGCTCCTGCAATGTACCAAGTATCGGTAGCAGTCTTAATCGCTACCGCTGTCTTATATTGTGCAAGAGTAGGAGCAGCAGCAACCGCACCAGCAGATAGAACCGTAGTAGTGCCAGAGGTAACGGCAGAGATAGTAACCGCACCCGCCCCACGATTCAGGATCGTGATGGCAGTGCCGATTGGGAAGGCTACGGATGCGTTAGTAGGAATCTTAAAGGCTACCGCGGTTGCCTTATTCATAGGTACGAGTACCTGATAGGCATCGGCGATTACCGCTGTGTAGTCCGCTGTAGCGTCTGCGTTGACTGTATAGGCTACTAAGCCGTTAAACATACCGGCGCTCATGACGTCACCTGTTGATGCTGGAAAACCTTGTGCCATTATTTACTCCTCAGTAGCTTAGAACGCTCTGGCCAATTATACCGTAGAGATCACTCGAAAGAATGAACCCATCTATAATAGGCTCTTGCGTGGTTAGTGTAGTCACCCAGCTGCGGGGTGTGATTGCGTGTCTTACTCCCATTACCTGTAATTGCTTAATAATGGTTGAGCCTGTTGCCGTGGTGTTGGTAATCTTTACAGGGTCAAAGTAGTCCAGCGCTAGAGCAGCCGTAACGCCCGCTGTATAGTCTGGAGTATTCAGGTCGAGGCTAAGGGCGTCGATTCTGATAGTGGTGTCCTTGTGGCTAGCGACATAAGCCTTAGCGATATTGAGAGCATCCGCGTCTGTCTCACATACTAAATCAGGATAGTTAATCGTGTGAATAAAGTACTGGTTAATGGACTCGGTATTAGTCGAAGATTGCTTTACTCCACCGTATCGGGTCACGTTGCAATTGTTCACTACTTGCTTGTCATCGAAGGCATAGGCTACAGAGGCGTAAGAGATAGCCGCTCCTGTCTGGTCGAACTCTGTAGGAGTCCCGCCCGCCTTAGCGATAGTGGTGTCACGATCATAGAAGATTACATCTCCAGCGGGAGACATGAATAGAGCGCCGTACTCTGAGTTCTCCACGGTCTGCAAGGCTGAAAGGACAGAGCGGGTAGTACTAGGGTCATCTATACAGGTAGTCAGACCTGCCTCAATCTGGCGCATTGAGTTAGGCCATGAGACGGTGTCGAGAATCTGGTCAATACGTTCGCCGGTAGTGTCTCCTGCATTAGAGCCGTCCACGGTAGTAACGCCCGCCATGTTGAACAGGCGATAAGCGTCCTGACATACGATGTCAACGTAGCCTAATTCCTGACCAGTAGGGAATGAGTATTTATAATTAGAGGTATAGCCTGAGAATAGGTAGTAGCTCTGCCCTGTAGCTGTAACGGTGGCAGAGATGCGAAGCTTACGCAAAGGCTGCAACTTGCCGTAATAAGGGCTAGCGGTGTTCTGAGGGTTGAACGCTCCATCGTTGTCGATGATTCTAACGGTGGCGTTACCTGCCTCGAATCGGTCGGCTAGGATATTGCGACCGCGTGTTATGTCTATCTTAATGGTCTGGGATGACAGATCCACTACATCGCTAGCAGCGTCGGCTAAGACGTTAACTCCAAGGATACCGTTCTCAGGGTCACCGATAGTAAAGGCGATTCCATAGATAGGACCATTAGAGAAGTCTAGCGAGACGTTAAGCGTTGCGGGTAGGGTCATCTATCCCACGCGCCCACGGTCTGAGACCAGTTAGTAGTCGAACCTGATTGAGCCGCTTCCTGAATCTTAAAGCGCATGAGGTTAGTGACTTCATCGCCACCCTCGACGAGGATTCTAATTTGATTATTAGCAGCTGCGAAGTCTGCCGAAGCTTGAGCCATTACCGCATCTGGAGAAGCTATAGGCATGTTAGGCACGTTACCGCTAGGGCTTGAGCCGCCGCTACCGAATGCTGCTATGCGCTTTGCTCGTAACTCAATAGCATCAAGATAACCTTCCCACGCTGCGAATGGGTTAGAAGCCTCTGGAAGGCTAGCCAAGTCCTGAGCAATCTTAACGCCTAGTCCTTGAGCGATAGCAAGTTGGTAAGTTAACTTCTGAGCTTCTGCTACGTTCTCCTGCTCTATAGCTAATTGAAGCTCTAGGCGTCTGCGCTCTTCATCTGAGATTTTCCCCTTGAGAGCTGCAATAATTCCAGCCTGTTGCAAGTCAAAGATAGAACTAGCCTTCTTGAGGGCATTCTGTTTTTTAAGTTCTTTAGTAGTTAGTTTCTGTTCTTTAATCAAGTCGGCTTGAGACTTAGTGAACTTAGGATCGTCGAGACCCTCAAAGGTAGGAGTCTTAAAGGTAAAGCCCTCT